AGATTTCAGACTGGCTGGCGTTGTTGCTCAAATAAAATGGCTAGTTGTCGGATCGCGTGGCTTGTCACACATGAGAAAAGTGATCAGCGACGAAAAGAAGCGACTGACAGAAAAGAGATCGCTACAGAGAAGCATGACAAAGGCGCAAAAGGACGTATACTGGGCGCAATGGCTTAAAAAGAGTGTATTGCCCGCTGAGCGTACAATGCAACGCGCTACAGAGATATATTTGCTGGATGCTGCCGATCGCTATTCAAGACGGGCGGCAATACTCGCACAGGCAATCATTGATCAACGAGAAAGCAAGGCGATTGACTACGCAACGATCTTGGGGCGTGCTCTTGAGATTGAGCAGATCGGCAAAGTGATCGGACGTGCATTTCGATCCGTCTATATGTTGACAGGCAATGACACTGTAACGGAACTGTACAACTTGACGAATAGAAGCCGACCGATCGATCTGTTGTTTGGAGAGCGCAAAATAATGGAGCGTCAAATATTGCAGTTCGCAAGACAGATCAACAACACAAACGAAAAGCAGATCAAGCGGCTAGTGCGCGCTGGCATTGAACAAGGGTTGAGCAATCGCGACATTTCAGAGAGCATCCGACAAGCAACAACTTTCAGCGAAAAAAGAGCGCAACGAATAGCACAGACAGAAACCACAAAGGCGATCAACACGGCAACAAATGAGGCGTATCAACTATTTGAAGAGCAAGAAAATGTCAAAGTTCTCAAAGAGTGGATCTCTAGCCGTGACGATAAAGTAAGAGAAGAACATGCAGCCCTAGACGATGCCGAGCCGATCCCAGTTGCAGATCAGTTTGAGATCGACGGATACAGAGCACAAGCGCCCGCCTCTTTTGGCGTGGCTTCAATGGACATCAACTGTCGATGTACTATTGCGCCAATAGTCGAAGAGTAACACAATGCAAAAGGAAAATAATATGCTTACTATCTATGCAGTGATTGCGATCTGTGGCGTTGCCGTAGGAACTTTGGGCACAATGGCAATAACAAAAGACAAGCCAGCCAGCCAGCCAGTTGCCCCGATCATCATTGAGCCTGTCGATCCTGTGTCAGACGTTGCCAAGCAACTCACAAATCTTGATCTGCTCGTAGAACCTTGTAGCGCTGAATACATCAAAGAAAACGGGGATTTACTTTGCAGGGAAATGTATTGCCGAGTTATGCAGCGCGGTGTAGAAGCGAAAACAAGCGGCGCAGAATGCGAAGAAATCTCGAATGTATCGAACTCGAAGATCATTATCAATCATTGTGAATCGTTTCTTGAAAACAAAGAAGAGTGCTACGAGAAATACAGAGAGCGCAAATAATCACATGACAGTTGATCCTGTATGCTATATCATATCTGAGAGGAGCACAAATGCGTTTTAAGAGTTTCCAAACAAAGCAAATAGAACAAGACAAGCCGATCAAGTTTGTAGCGTCTACAGCCAACCCTGACAGATATGGCGACATTGTAGATCAAAAGGGTTGGGATTTGTCTGCATACAATCGCAACCCTGTTGTGCTATTCAATCACAATCCTACACAGATGCCGATCGGCAAAGGCAAAGCCTACGTCGAAAATGAGCAACTGATGCTGGAAGTGGAGTTTGATCAAAATGATGAAATGGCTAAAACAATTGAGCAAAAAGTGCGAGGCGGCTATATCAATGCTGTTTCTGTCGGATTCCAACCCAGCAAAACTATCGCTCGTAGTTCTTTGCCTGCTGATCATCCTTATTATGGAAAGTCAGGATCGTACTTTGCCAAATCTGAACTTCTAGAAATCTCTATCGTAACAATACCCGCAAATAACGAGGCTACTTTGAGCAAGAATTTCACAAGAGAGATCGGACTTGCAGACGTTGCAAGATCCTTGATCATCAATAAGCACATTGTATCGGTGCAAGAGTTAGAAAACGGCAATTATCTTGTAGAGTTTGCTGCCCATTCTGAAATGGAAGAAGTCGAAGAAGTCGAAGAGGGCTACAAAGACGAAGAAGAAAAGGGCGGGCATGACGAAGAAGAAAAAGCCGAGCACGATGACGAAGAAGATAAAATGCAAGACGAAGAAGAGAGCGAAGAAGAAAAGGGCGCTACTCTTGCCGACTTACTTGCTGAATTGAAAAGTTTTAACCAATAGACATAGGGAGTTTTTATGTCAAACATTGATGCAGTAAAGCAAATCATGGGGGAATTACGCTCCCTGAGAAACAACCAAGACGAGAAAGTTGCAAACATCGAGCAACAAGTAAAGTCTTTGAAAGAAGCCCACAGACTCATGGAAGAATCTGTTTATCGTGCTGACTCTGTCGAGATCACTGGCACAGATTCAGAACTTAAAAAGTTTGTAGGCGAAGACGGATCGATCCGCTGGACTGCTGGAAAGACTAAAGTCAAGACTGCACAAGGCACTCAGATTGTGACAGAGGCTGGATTGCTCGACACTGACGAGAATCTTTCTAACTGGCATGTCGAAATGAAGCGACTTGCAAATGATCGCATGATGGTCAAAAATATGCTTGTGGGCGACAAGAGCACCCCAAAGATGGATCTGGCTATTGCTCGACATTTGGCTGTTGCACCTCGTGCAATCGCTGCTCAAGTTTCAAAAGCAAACTTCGACGGTGCTGGCGTTGGTGCTGAATTGATTGAAGATCAATTCTTGGCACAGTTGCACATGGAATATCAAGTTCCAACTGTAGTGCGTTCATTGTTCTCTGAAGTTCAAATGACTTCAAACACAATGCTTGCGCCTCGCATCAATCGCGGCGGGCGTCCATACATCAAAGGAACTGTAACAAGCGACAATCCTGCTTTGTATCCAGTTTCTACTGTATCAATGGGACAGGCTCAGATCACTGCAAAAGGCTTGTCAACTCGTTACATCCTTGACGAAGAATTGATTGAAGACTCTGCTGTTTTGTTGTTGCCAGCAATGCAACGCATGATCGCAAAAGATATGCGTGACGCTGTAGAAGATGCTTTGATCAATGGTGATTCTGCTGCTACTCACCAAGATGCGATCGCCTCTTGGAACATCCGCGAACGCTGGGGCGCTAGTGGCTTAGGTGGCTCAAATGATCATCGCCGCTTGTGGACTGGATTGCGTGCTGCTGCTTATGACAAGAGCACTACTCTTGATATCAACTCTTTCGACGCTGCAAAGATGCTCGAATTGATCAGCAAGTTGGGCGAGTATGCTGCTTCTGACAAAGTTTTGATCGTGTCTCCTGAGGCATTGTATGAGAACTTGCTGGGACTTGAGCAAGTGATTACTCTTGACAAGTTCGGTCCTCAAGCCTCAATCTTGACTGGACAAATCGGATCGATCTTCGGGATGCCGATCGTTGTATCTCGTTTCATGTCTGACGATCTTGCTACTACTGGATTGTACACTGGCACAGGCGCAACAACTGGGATGCTTTGCGTATCTCGCGACTCTTGGAACATCTTTGCACGACGCGGGATCCAAATCCAGCAAGAGCAAGACATCAAGAGCGGCGCTTTCAACATGGTTGCTACAGAGCGCTTGACTTTCGATAGCCTTGACGCTTCAGACGTTAAAAATGTTGCTTTCGGCTTCAATCTGTAATCATTGACAGGGGGGAGCAATCCCCCCGTTTATAGGAGAAATTTATTATGTCTTATTATTATCCTGAATATGTACGGCTTGAAACTGCCGCGGGAACTGCTGACAATGTTGTAATCTGCTTTCATGAGCGTATGGAAGTTGTAGGCGCAAAAGTTGTCGATTTCGCTGGCGTTGCTGCTGATGCTGCAAACTATGCAACTTTTCAAGTTTTGGGCAACGATCAAACTGCAACCCTTTTCGAGTGGGCTACACAGACCGCACAAGAGGGCGCATTGACTGCCAATACTTCTGAAGATATGATCGCTCAAGGCAACGAAGACAAAGCCGTTTTCGACGCTGGAGAAGCATTGATCATCAAAGTTGTAAAAGCAGCCAGTGGAAAAGCAACAAATGCATGCGTTTGTTTGCAGTTGCGCCAAGCACGTTCTTACTAACTAACTAGAATAAAGGTTGAAAGTGTATGGCTCTCGTTACTACCGATATACTAAAGGAGTATTTGCCTGAAGTCACAGGCACAGGGAGCGATACAGAACTTTCGAATCTGCTGGATAGAGTCGAGTCAGTCATTGCGCGCTGGCTCGGCTTTCCTGCGCCTGATTCTAGCAATACTCCAACTCTAGCCGTCACAACCTACACGCTGTACATTGATTCATACTGGATCGATGATATCAGCGTTTTACAGTTGCCATTGAATCCCGTTGTAACGATCACAAGCGTACACGCCGATCCAGAAAGAAAATATACAGCGGATACAGAAGTAAACAGCGACGAATACGAGATCGACAAGCAGCGCGGGCTGTTGATCATCAAACCCGATACAAGCACTGTAGGATTTACAAAGGGCTACAGAGCAAATAGAGTGATCGGCACTTTTGGCTTTACTTTGTATCACAGAGATCTAGTGCATGCTGTTTGTGTGTATGCAAGCCAGTTGCACAGAGCAAAGAGCAGCCAAGGAAAAAAGAGCAGCACAGTCAGACAGGCGACAACATCATTTCTACCGAATACGATCCCGCCCGAAGTTAAAGAAATCTTGTACCCCTATCGCAACTCTGTTGTAATCATTTAAGGGGGCACAATGGAGATCGATCAACTGTCGCCACAAATGAGAGGGGCAAAGACTCGGCTGCTGAATCAATTAGAGAAAAGATTGAAGATCGCAGCGTTGCAAATGGAAGCGCGCTCAAAGCAGATCACATTTTCACGGTTCAACAATCAAACAGGGCGATTGCGTCAGAGTATTGCAGGGCGCTATGCAGTAGTAGACGGCAAGCCCACAGCTATATTGCAAGCAGGTGGGCAGTTTGGAGGCGCTGAATTGGAATATGCGCGCTTTATTGAGTTCGGTACGCGTTACATCAAGCCTCGTCTTTTCTTGGCTCGTAGCGTTGAAGCACAGCAAGAAGAGATCAAGCCCAAATTGCAAGACCTGCTCAAAACAGCACTGATCAGGGACTGAAATGGCAAATGCAACGATTTACAGAGTATTGGAAGCGTTACAGACGAAGACGGCGCAAGACTTTTCTGCTGGTTACAGTGGTCTTGATATGCGCAATAGTGTTGTTTTGGGTGCATTGCTCGATCCTCCGAGAACGCCTTACGCGTCTGTATCATTCATTGACTACACAACAGAGCAGGGATTGAATCTTGCATCTTATCGAATGAATGGAAGATTTGAAATCTATTGCTTTTGTGGTGGCTCGGATGTGTCAGATCGGACAAAAAATGTCTTGAACTTGACAAGCGACATTATAAAAGCAATCACTGACGATCGATTCTTGGGGCTTGCAAATCCTGACACCACGAGAACGATCGACAATGTGATCTGTAACTTTACAGCAATCGAGGGCGACAGATTCGGATTGGATGGCATTGCAATCGGTTATATTGAGGTCACTGTAACATTTCAGAGTAGGACAGGAGTGTGATCAATGACGTGGTATGATGCAGAATACAGAAGACGGCAGATCGTAGGAATCGACGCAACAGGTGGCACAGGTGTAAGCGGTACCATTGATGTAGAGTTTCAAGTGCCTACTGACTGGGACGATTTTTGGGACAATATACGATCCGATTTCAAGGATGTCGTTGTAACGGATTCAGAGGGCAATCTTGCAAACTTTGCAAGAAAGTCGGGAGCGAACTACAGCACGCGCACCTTGACTCTACAGATCGACGCGTTGACGATCAAGAATGACGATTCTTTTTGCGTTGCGTATGTCTATTATTTCCAACCTGACGAGACAGCAGATCAAAGCACATCTGTAACTATTGACAGCCCAAAGACGGGCTACATCATGCTCTCAGCGCCACATTCAAGGGTAGTAAGTCAGCCAGCCAGTCAGAGCGCGCTAGATGCCCCTGTACAGTCATTTATCAAAGCCTCAACTGACGAAGTGCATGTATTCTTTTTGATCAATCGCAACTTTGCCAAAAGACTATCACCCTACAATGAACGCAACGATCAAGAGGGTATCGAGTATGTTGATGTCAAATCATACGACAGCAGCGGCACAGATTCAAGCGCGCGCTATGACATACGAGCTACAAGGATCGGCAACGGGTTTGTCAGGGCATCTTTTCAGG